CGCAGAATATCTCAAGCATCTTGTGGGTCAAGAACTCCTCATCGCCCTCAAGCCTCGCAAAGCGTTGGTATTGGTCAAGCGTTATCTCCGACAGGGCGGTGGGTACAATTACCTTTAGTTCCATTGTATTAAAATAACCTTTTAGTTTTAGCGTATGGCATACCTGCCAAAGTTAGGTCTGCTTAGTTTGTTGTAGGTCGCATAGCGCAGCGCATCAATGGCGTGGTTGAACGCATCTATCGGTTTGTTGAGCAGGTTTCCATTTTTGTCTTCTACCCATTTGTAGTTCTGAAGTTCCTTGATTAGGTTGCTGCTTCGTGGGGTTACAAATAGCTTGTGCCGCTTCAGCACGTCAATACCCACTATGACGCTATCTGCGCCCTTCTGCGTGGGTTTCACGTTCCATCCCATACGATGCAGCTCCTCAATACTTTTAGGCTCCGCAGAGTCAGCATATATCTCTGTGCGCCTATCAAGGTTTAGGGACTTCAATACGTTACTGATGTCGGGGTTGGTCATCCCTGTGCGGTAGATAAGCTCATCCACATAAAGATTGTCCCCCGACTTATAGACCGCCACAAGTGCGGTGGGGTCGTTGGTGTAACCAAAGTCCATCCCGTGACATAAGAGCGTGGCATCCGTTGGTATCTCTGCTTGCCCGTATTGGAAGATGGTGGCTCTGCTCATACCACGTTCTCCAAGTCCGTAGATTCTCCAATAGTCGCTATCGGTATCACGCAAGCGTTCTATTTCATTTCGGATGCTGCTATCAAGAAACGGGTTGTCAAGGTACGTGGTCTGATGGAACTCGCAGTCATCTCGGGTTACCACCTTATCGTAAATCCAATGGAACGCATCGGAGGGGTTGTAGTCAAGGATTGCCCTGCCTTCGGTACGCAGGATGAGCTGCTGCCAATCCTCGTACGTCAGCTCGTTGGCTTCATTGATGTATAGCAAGTCCCTCTTGCGACCTCGTATCTTCTGCGGTTGGTCAAGGCTTATGAACTCCACAAGGTTGCCATTCAGATAATACTCGTGGCTTGACCTGTTGTGATAGGCCTCGTTGTACAGGTCGTGGTTGCGCAGTATCTCAAAGAAGTCACGCATCACAGAAGCACGAAGCGCAGGGAACGTCTTACGACATATCGTAATGGTCTTGTTGCTTTCTGTTGTGCTATAATAAAAAATGACCCATAGCAGGATGTTGTACGTCTTCCCACTACGAGTACCGCCCTGCTCAACGACTATCTTCTTGTCGCTGCGCTTTAGGTGGTTATATACTTTATTGGTCTGAATCTTCTCCAAGCACTTCAATTTGAAATAGCTTGCCCGAAGATACGTCTACCTCTTGGCGTTCCACGTACCCACGCTTCTTGCCTTTGGTCTTTAGAAAAAAGATAGTAGCGGTGGAGTTACCCTCCTTTATCTGCTTGTGCAGTTGGCTCTCTGCGAAGTCAATGGCTACGTCTGATAGTTCTTCGACTGCTGCTTTGTATTCTTTGTCTTCTTGCAGCCATCGGTAATGCGTTTGCCTTGCAATGTCAACACTCTTGCAAGCGGAGGTCACAACCCCTAACGATTTCTCCAATGCATCAAGCATTGCCTTTTTATGGATGTCACTACTTGTCATAAGGCTTGCCGTTTATTTTTATTTCAAGGGATGGGTCAAGCTTGTGCATTCGGTCTATTATGACTTGGCAATACTTCGGGTCAAGTTCCATACCATAGCACTTGCGGTTGAGTTGGTGTGCTGCTACCATTGTAGTTCCCGTTCCTAAAAATTGGTCAAGAACTATGCCCTGACTATTTGTGAATTGCAATGCCCATTCGGGTAAATCAATTGGAAAAGTTGCAGCGTGAACACTTGAAAATTCATTATTTCTATTGGGCTTACCACGATAGATATTCTGAATCGTTCCTCTGAAATTGCCATTTGGAATTGCACGAGTGGCCTTTTCTTTGGATGAAATGAAAAACATATACTCCCAAACACTTGTCATAACATTTTCTGCCATTGCAGGCGCACCGTGACCCTTGTCCCATATAGCCACATCAATGAAATTATTTTTGTATTGATGCAAATAATCAATCAACGCCACCTTGTTTCCTGCTAAACTTTGAATATTGCAAATCAAGTAATCCGCATTCATCAATGCATTATTTGTAAATCCAATCAATAAATCTAAATAATCAGATTGCTTTTGATTGTCGTTATATTCATTGTATTTATTGTCCGTTGTGTGTGTGTTGCCACTCAATAATTCGCTTTTACCCGCATTGTATGGTGGAGATGTAAATGCAATATCAGCTTTCTCTCCGTTCATAAGCCTTGCGACTGCATCGCTATCGGTAGAGTCCCCACATAGCAGACGGTGGTTGCCTATCTCTATTAAGTCCCCTAAAACTACGTCTGTCTTTATTTCGGATGGTGCTTCGTAGTCATCCTCTTCGGCTTCAAGTACAGGGGTATTGTCAAAGGGCAGCTCAAGCCCCCAATCTTCTAATGCTTCCACATCCCATTGGTTAGCGAGTAAGTCCCAATCCCACTCCCCGAAGCCTACGTTATCCTTAATGATAAACTCAGCCTTCTGCGCATCGGTCAGTTGGTCTGCTACAATGATAGGCACCTCTTTAAGCCCTGCTGCAATACACGCCTTTAAGCGCATATTTCCCCCAAGCACTACCATATTGCCATCTACTACGATTGGGCGCAGCTCAAGCATCTGTGGGAACTCCTGTATGGACTTTACAAGCTTCTTGAACTTGTCATCCTTTATGATTCTTGGGTTTGTTGGGTTTGGTATGATTGTACCGATTGCTGCTCTTTGCATAACTAAATAACTCTTTTTGATAGGTGGTGGTTGTGTGTTGCTTTAAGTCGCTCCTTAAACTCTTTGATGTCACCATAGGCAACATGGCAATTACGGCATAGTGCCATCAGGTTTTCTATCGTATCAGCAATTTTGCTTCCACCCATTCCTCTTGACTCTATGTGGTGGATGTCTACGGCTTGGCCTTGACATACCTCGCAGGGGATGAAGTCAGTTGTGGAGTAGCCCATCCCTTTGAGATAGACCTTTGTGTGGTTCTTCACCTTTGGTAAATCCAACAGTCATCAATGAACCAAGCGTGTGGCAGCAGTTCATCTACGGCTTGGATTACTCCCTTCCAATTCTCGTGGTAGTCATCTCCTGCGATGAAGCCTCCCTTCTTTACTTTGGGTAGCCATAGCTTGATGTCTTCTTTGACTGCCTCGTATGAGTGGTCAAGGTCTATGAATACAACATCAAGTGATTCGTTGGCGAACTTCTTTGATGCGGTCTTGGATGTTGCTTTGATGGCCTTGAACTTGCGCTGCCCCATATTCTCCAAGAACAGCTCGTAGATGTCGTTGGTCTTGGCGAGCTTGTAGTAGGAGTCAATGTACTCTGCCGTTCCTTTGAAGGAATCTATGATTGTGACATTTTGATGGGTGGCCTTGTCACAGAGGTAGGCTGATGACTTACCGAGCCACGCACCCAACTCTACGAATGTGCCGTCTTCGGGCATATTGGCAAGGAGGTAGTCGTATGCTGCTTGGTGGTTGAACCACCCGTCTATTTGTTTGCTCGTTTTCATTTTAGGGCGTTATAATAACAAAGGTACTGCTCTACGCATATAAGTGTGCCTTGCTCGGATGCTGCTTGGGCAAAAGTACCGTCTGCCTCGTAGGTCATCTCAAAGCGTAGGTTGGGCAGGTCGTATGGCTTGAACATATAGCAGGCGGTATCTATGTTGCCGACTCTTGGTTGGTCGGTAGGGCGCAGCCTACCTACTTGCCCCCACGTTACAATAGAACAGTCCAAAGCGTTTAGGTTGTTCCACTCCTCAAGGAATTTTGGGTGCAGGATATTGTCATCATCCAAGAAGTACACCCAATCCTCTTTGGTAAAGGAATCAGCATACAACTCAAGGAACTCATTGCGGAGGGGATGGCCTGCGGTACCTGTGCGGGTGGAGTAGTGCGTGATTGATGCGCCTGTTGCTCCCTTGAAGTCGCAATTTGCGTCTATCATCACCACCCACGTTGCGTACGCAGGGATATGTTGTTTAAGCCTTACAAGGTTGTGAGGGCGTGAGCAGGGCGTGACTATGTAAAGCATCGTAGTTCGTTTATCTTATCCATCGTAAAATCCTGCACATACTCGTATAACGATTCCGTTAGGTCAGCCACTTGGTTAGGGTTTTCTTTTAGCCTCTTGATTGCTCCTGCCCATTCGCTCGGGTGTTTGATAGCAATACAGTTGTCCTTTGTGATGTAGGGTGAATAGGGTTGCGTGTTGCTCACTATCAGAGCGCACTTGCTGAATCCTGCCTCAAGCATCTTTAGGTGTGACTTGCACTTGGCAAACTCGGATGTTGTTAGCGGAACAAGGCTCACGTCAAAGAACTCATAGAGCTTGTGGTAGTGTGTTGGTGGCATAGTAGGTAGCCTGTGGCTTGCCTTCATAATATCGGGGTAGCCATCTACCTCTGCGACATACCCTTGATAGCCCTCAAGGTTGATTGTGGACTCTCTTACGTCTGCTGCGTGGTGGTTGCCTCCGATATACCCAAAGCGTACTTCTTCGCTTGGCTCTCTCTCTACCTGCCACGTTGGAACGCTGATGGCGTTAGGGATGATTCGGATGTTGGTATTGTACTTCTTGACCTTTGAGGCAAGGTGCTTGTTTGTCACCCATACCTCATCTGCTGCTTTCATAGACCGCACGATGCGAGTTCTCATCTGCTCAACGTACAGACCTTGCAAGGGATGCGTAGGGGGTAGCACCCACCAATCATCGTTATCAACGATTAGCTTGATGCCCTCCTTACGGCAGAGCTTTACAAAGTCATCAAACGGCTCAACAGGGAATGCCCGTGAGGTAAAGATGTGAGTGACCTTCGGCCACATCTCGGGGTCAATGTCGGTAATCTTCTCAATGAAAAAGACATCGGCATCCTTGTGGCATATCAAGGGTGCAAATGTCCTGTGGTGTGATACACCCGAGTTCTGCTTGTGGAAGGCAAGCACAAAGGGTCTAATCATACATTCGCCTCTTGGTCTTTGAACCATTGCGCCATCGCTTTGCGGTCTAAATACTTTACCCACATACGAGCAGCTACGGCTCTACGTTGGGGCTTGAAGGGGTAGGTGCTACGGAGCTGCGCCATTGCTATCCTCATAAATTGGTCTTGCATTACTCGTTGGTTTTGTATTCTTTATCAAAAGCATCTGCAATCTCACGGGTGGTCAAGTCTCCGTACTTGAAAGCGAAGTCAATCATTTGCTCCTTCTCAATTCTTTTTGCTTCTCTAATATCAAGTGGTGTGATTGTACCCTGCATCTCCCACATATTAACAAGCCATTCTACTGCTGTCTGTTTCATTTCTCGTTGGTGTTAAAGGTGTTGCAAAAAATGCAACGATTGGTTTAATGTTAAAGTTTGGTGTTCCAATAGTATTCACATTGCCCGTTCTTGATAGGTACGCCAACAAAGAACGATTGATACATTTCGGCAGGTGCGGTGAAGCGGTAGCAGGTTTCTTTGAGAGCGCAGCCCTCGCCTGTGCATTTGGTGATGTCGGTCATAACGTGCCAACTATGGTGTACGAATCCAAGTCCTCACCCAAGATGAAGAACTGCTTGTACAATTCTATTGCCTCAAGGGTCTTGCGCTCTCCCTCTGCTACGAACTCGGGACTGACCGAGTAGATGCCTATGTCAAGGCTTGCCTTGTCAATAGCGATGAAGAAGAACTTATCAATCGGCACTCCGAATAGTCGGGTGTAGATAAATGCTTGTACATCGTAGCCGTACTTCTTTGCCGAGTAAGGGAATGCTCGTAGGTCGGTTGTTGTTTTCAAGTCAGCCAAGAATCCATCAGCATAGATGTCAGCCTTCGCCCTAAAGGGCAGGCCGCCAATCATACCAATTTTTGGTACTTCAAACTCGCAGCCTGTGATAAGCCCAAGTACGTTCTCGTTGCGCAGGAGCGCATCAGAGATGCGTTGCGCCTCATTGTACTCCTTACGGGTACAGAGGTTCCGCTTGCCCTTTGCATCCTGCCAAGCCTTTGCGTTCTTGCTCTGCACCTCAATAACCTCGTAGTCCGCTACCTTGTGAGGCTCTAAAGTCATAAGGTGAACGAGCCTGCCTACGGCAAACGCATCGGAGTCCTCGCTGCCGTACTTCGTGACGTAGTGATACGTCTTGGGTGATGTCAGCAGCAGCTTACAAGCAGAGGAGGACAGGGCGTTCTTGCCGAGTACCCCGTAGTAAAAGTCATCATCTTGCATCTTTTCAAGGACTGTCTCCATATCCCAAGTGCTTCCGTCAAGTAGTTCTATTATTTTCATTTTGTTTCTGTTTTGAATGTTGCTTCGTACCATTGCTCGAACGGCACACGAAGCAAGGCATCGTGGTAGGCAAAGCGCAAGTGTAGCTGCTCAATGGTCTCTATGTCTTTGAGGATTGATTCGGATATGTCTGCCGACTTCAGTTGTCGGAGCAGTTGGGAGATGGTTT